ATTGGCGCGCCTATGTGCTCGAGGATGCCAGCACCAAGGGGCTGGGCCCCTTTCAATGGGCCGGTGCCGCCGTTGCCGCGATGGATCGCTGGGGGGCCGACCGGATGGTGGCCGAAGTGAACCAGGGCGGCGACATGATCGAAAGCCTGATCCGGCAGATCGACCCGCTCGTGCCATTCCGCAAGCTGCACGCGTCACGCGGCAAGGCGGCGCGGGCGGAGCCGGTCGCGGCACTTTATGAGCAGGGACGGGTGTTTCATCACGGCGATCTGGGCGATCTGGAGGATCAGATGTGCGCGATGACGGTGCAGGGCTATGCCGGCAAGGGCAGTCCCGACCGGCTGGATGCGCTGGTCTGGGCCTTGCATGAACTGATCATCACGCCGTCGGGGAATTGGCGACACCCCAGGGTGCGCGCGCTCTGATCCGGAATTGTTAATCTTTTCGTCAGATTGTCTGCACATGGGTTCGAACAGCCCTCGCCTTGCAAAAAGGCGAGGGCGCACCGACCCGGCGGGGCAGCGGGCCGGTTCAAGGAGCACGACATGGTTTTTCAATTTCTCAAGCGCGGCGCGGCCGAGGCAGTGCCCGCGCAGAAGGCCAGCGCGGCGGGTCCGGTTCTGGCCTTTCAGGGCGCAGGCCGCGTGGTCTGGAGCCCGCGTGACACGGCTTCCCTGACGCGCGCAGGCTATACCGGCAACCCGGTCGGCTTTCGCTGCGTCAAACTGCTGGCCGAGGCGGCAGCCGCCCTCCCGCTGGTGCTGCAAGGCGCGGGGCAACGCTATGAGGCGCATCCCGTTCTGGCCCTGCTGGGCAATCCCAACCCCGCACAGGGCCGCGCCGAACTGCTCGAGGCGCTTTATGCGCAGCTTCTGCTGACCGGGAACGGCTATCTGGAACTGGTCACGGACGATCTGGGCGCTTTCGCCGAACTGCATGTGCTGCGTTCGGACCGGATGAGCCTGATCCCCGGCGCGGATGGCTGGCCGGTCGCCTATGACTACACCGTCAGTGGGCGCAAGCACCGGTTCGATGTCAACGGCCCCCTGACCCCGATCTGCCATGTCAAAAGCTTTCACCCGCAGGACGACCATTACGGCTTTTCGCCGATGCAGGCGGCGGCCCAGGCGGTGGATGTGCATAACGCGGCCAGCCGCTGGTCAAAAGCCTTGCTCGACAACGCGGCGCGCCCGTCCGGGGCGATCGTCTATCGCGGGGCCGAAGGTCAGGGCAGTCTGAGCACCGATCAATATGACCGGCTGGTCGCCGAGATGGAAAGCCACCATCAGGGCGCGCGCAATGCGGGCCGTCCGATGCTGCTGGAAGGCGGACTGGACTGGAAACCGATGGGCTTTTCGCCGTCGGACATGGAATTCCAGCAGACCAAGGAAAGCGCCGCGCGCGAAATCGCGCTCGCCTTCGGTGTCCCGCCGATGCTGCTGGGCATTCCGGGTGACGCGACCTTTGCGAACTACCAGGAAGCCAACCGCGCGCTCTACCGTCTGACCGTGCTGCCCATGGCGACGCGGGTGGTGGCAAGCCTCGCCGAATGGCTCTCGCGTTTCACCGGCGAAACGCTGGACCTGCGCCCCGATCTGGATCAGGTGCCCGCGCTGGCCATTGAACGCGAGTCGCAGTGGCGGCGCGTGGCCGAGGCCGATTTCCTGACAGATGCCGAGAAACGTGCGCTTCTCGGGCTTCCGGTGCTGCCGATGGCCGGGCATGACGCGGCGGAGGCAGAGGCATGAACGACCCGCGCGCAGCCCCGCGCGAGGCGGGGCGCTACGGGTTCGAGGCATTCGATTGCGCCCCGGCCCTGCGGCTTGAAGCACACGAGCGGGTTTCGACCCTGCATTTCGAGGGGCTGAACCGGCGCGCCGAGAAACTGGAAGCGCAGATCGAAAAGCTGGAGAAACGGTTGTGGCTGGCCGTCTACGGCGTGGTCGCCGTGGTCCTGGCGCAGGCGTTCCAGTCAATTCTGTTCGCGGTCCCCCCGGGGGTGTTGCCATGAGAGGAGAGGCGATGGAGACGGGACTGGAACACAAGTTCTGCCGGCCCGAGGCGGCCCTGCATCTGACACAGGATGGGGCAGGGCTGGTGATCGAAGGCTATGCAAGCCTCTTCGGTGCGCCCGATCAGGGCGGCGATGTGGTGGCGCGCGGCGCTTATGCCGCCAGCCTCAAGGCGATGGCGGCCGAGGGGCGGCGGGTCAGGATGCTCTGGCAGCACGACCCCGCGCAACCCATCGGCATCTGGGACGAGGTGGCCGAGGATGCGCGCGGCCTGCGCGTCAAGGGGCGGCTTCTCGACTCTGTGGCGCGCGGGCGCGAGGCGGCGGCGCTGATCGCGGCAGGGGCCATCGAGGGGCTCTCCATCGGCTATCGCACGATCCGCGCGAACAGGACGGAAAGGGGCCAGCGCCTTCTGACCGAGCTGGAGCTGTGGGAGGTCTCGCTCGTGACCTTCCCGATGCTGCCTGCCGCCCGCGTCGCGGCCAAGGCGGACCCGCAGCCAGAGCAGGCTCTGCGCGACCTGACCGCCCTGTTCGAAACCGGACGCGGGATTCTGACCCGCGACATGCCGGACCGCAACAAGCCCACCGGAGCCTGATCCGCCCGCATCATCCAACCACAGGAGAATGACACGATGACATCCGAGAGGAATTCTCGGGCCGGGGAAGGTCTGTCCGACGACCTCTCGCCCGCCGCCGAACTGAAAACCGCCGTCGCGGGATTCATGCAAGATCTCAAGGGCTTTCGGGCCGATATTCACACCCGTTTTCAACAGCAGGAAGAGCGACTGACCATGCTTGATCAAAAATCCTACGCGCCGCGTGTCCAGCAGACCGCGCGCCCCCACCTCTCCGCCCGCACCGATGTCGAAGCACCCCATCAGAAGGCCTTTGCCGCCTATCTCCGCTCCGGCGACGATGACGGGCTGCGCGGTCTGGTGCTTGAAGGCAAGGCCATGAACAGCGCCGTGGCGGGGGATGGCGGCTATCTGGTCGATCCCGAAACCGCGCAGCGCATCCGCTCGGTCCTGACCTCCGGCGCGTCGCTGCGCGCCATCGCCAATGTCGTGCAGGTCGAGGCCACGTCCTATGACGTGCTGGTCGATCACTCCGACATCGGCCATGGCTGGGCCACCGAGTCCGGCGGCACGGTGGAAACCGGCACGCCCGTCATCGACCGCATCACCATCCCGCTGCATGAACTCAGCGCCTTGCCCAAGGCCAGCCAGCGCCTTCTGGATGACAGCGCCTTTGATCTGGAAGGCTGGCTCGCGGGCCGCATCGCCGACCGTTTCGCCCGGGCCGAGACTGCCGCCTTCGTCAGCGGCAACGGCATCGACAAGCCGCGCGGGTTTCTGACCCATGCCACGGTGGACAACGATGTCTGGACCTGGGGCAACCTCGGCACGGTGCCTACCGGCGCGGACGGGGCCTTCGACGGGGCCGATGCCATCGTCGATCTGGTCTATGCGCTGGGGGCGGCCTACCGCGCCGGGGCGGTCTTCGTGATGAACTCGAAAACCGCAGGTGCCGTGCGCAAGATGAAGGATAACGACGGCCGCTTCCTGTGGTCCGACGGTCTGGCGGCGGCGGAACCGGCGCGCCTGCTGGGATATCCGGTCCTCATCGCGGAAGACATGCCCGACATCGCCAGCGGTGCCCATGCCATCGCCTTCGGCGACTTCGGTGCAGGCTACACCATTGCCGAACGCCCCGACCTGCGGGTGCTGCGCGACCCGTTCAGCGCCAAGCCGCATGTCCTGTTCTATGCCACCAAACGCGTCGGCGGCGACGTCAGCGACTTCGCCGCGATCAAGCTGCTGCGCTTCGCCACCGCCTGACGCCCCGCCATCGGAAGGTCGGGCAACCGGCCTTTCGCCGCGCGCGCCACGGCCTTGACCGCGGTGTCCTGCTGCTCCCCCGTCCGGGCGCTGCTGGTGGCGCGCGCACCCTTGTCCTGCGGGGCCGGGGACGCGGCAAGAATTGATGTGCCGGACAAATCGGAGACATTCCATGATGTTGACAGAAGACACCACGTTGCCCGCGCCACCGCTGCCTTTGGCGGCCTTCAAGGCGCATCTGCATCTGGGCACGGGGTTCACCGAGGCCGGGTTGCAGGACGATCTGCTGACAGGCTTTCTGCGCGCCGCCATCGCCGCCATCGAGGCGCGCATCGGCAAGCTGCTGCTCGAGCGGGCTTTCACGCTGGAACTGCCCCGCTGGGCCGATCCCACGGGCCAACCTCTGCCGGTCGCCCCCGTGGTCGAGATCACGAGCCTTGCGCTGCGCGATCCGGCGGGGGTGGAAAGCGCCGTCACACCCATACGCTGGCGACTGGAGCGGGACATGCAGCGCCCCTGCCTGCGCGCGGCGGGTGGCGTGCTGCCCGCGATCCCCGCAGGTGGCAACGCGGTGCTGCGCTTTCGCGCGGGCCTTTCCCCCGACTGGGCGGGCCTGCCCGCCGATCTGGTGCAGGCCGTGCTCATGCTCGCCGCGCATTTCTACGAATACCGGCAGGAAACGGGTCTCGGCAGCGGCTGCATGCCCTTTGGCGTCACCAGCCTGATCGAACGCTACCGCAGCCTGCGCCTGACCATGGGCGGGCCCGCCCCGCATGGTGCCGCATGAGACTGCCGCACCTGCGCCGCCGTCTGGTTCTGGAGGCCCCGGAACGTCTGCCCGATGGGGCGGGCGGCTTTTCCGAGACATGGCTGAGCATCGGCGAGGTCTGGGCCGAGGTCACACCCCTGTCGGGCCGTGAAGTCGCCTCGGGCGGCGGCGTCCTGTCGCAAAGTGCCCAACGCATCGTGTTGCGCGCCGCCCCCGAGGGGTCCTCCATGCGCCCCCGTCCGGATCAGCGCCTGCGCGAGGGGGCGCGGATCTTCACCATCCTGGCCGTCACCGAACGCGACCAGAATGGCCGTTTCCTGACCTGCATCACCCGCGAGGAGGTGGCCCCATGAGCTATGCTGCGGCTGCCGCCCTCCAAGAGGCCGTCTTTGCCCATCTGGGCGCCGATCCCGCCGTGACCGCGATCCTTGGCGGCGCGATCCATGATGCCCTCCCCGCAGGGCCGGTCCCGCCGCTCTACCTCAGCCTCGGACCCGAGGTGGCGCGCGACCGCTCGGACGGATCGGCCCACGCGGCGGAACATGAGATCACCCTGTCGGTCGTGGCCGATGCGGCGGGCTTTCATCTGGCGAAAACCGCAGCGGCGGCGGTCTGCGACGCGCTGGCAAGCCCGGAGCTCACGCTCTCACGCGGGCGTCTCATCTCGCTGCACTTCATCCGCGCCACCGCCAGACGCGACGGCGGGGGCCAGCGCCGCAGGATCGACCTGACCTTCCGCGCGCGGCTTGACGACATCTGAAACGCAATCACAACAAAGGGGGTCGCCATGGGTGCCCAGAACGGCAAGGATCTTTTGGTCAAGGTGGACCTCACCGGCGACGGTCAGTTCGCCACACTGGCGGGGCTGCGCGCCACGCGGGTCAGTTTCAACGCGGAAAGCGTGGATGTGACCACATTGGAAAGCCAGGGCGGCTGGCGCGAGCTTCTGGCAGGCGCGGGCGTCAAATCCGCCGGGATCAGCGGCTCGGGCGTGTTCCGCGATGCCGCCAGCGACGAACGCGCGCGCCAGATATTCTTCGACGGCGAAACCCCGCTGTTTCAGATCGTGATCCCCGACTTCGGCATCGTCGAAGGCGCGTTCCAGCTCACCAGCGTCGAATACGCCGGCAGCCACAATGGCGAGGCGACCTATGAGGTGGCCCTCGCCTCCGCGGGCGCGCTTGTCTTCACGGCGCTCTGACATGGCGAACCCCTGGACCGGCAGGGTGGCTCTGGTGATCGACGGGCAACCCCATGTGCTCAAGCTGACGCTGGGCGCCCTGGCCGAGCTTGAGGCCGGGCTGGGCGACGACAGCCTCGTGGCACTGGTCACGCGGTTCGAGGGCGGCGGCTATTCCAGCCGCGACGTGCTCGCGCTGATCGTGGCGGGGTTGCGCGGCGGCGGGTGGCGCGGCACGGCGGCCGATCTGATCGCCGCCGAGGTGGAAGGCGGCCCGCTCGCCGCCGCTCGCGCGGCCGCACAGCTTCTGGTGCGCGCCTTTACCCTGCCTGAGGGTGAGGCCGCGTCATGAGCCATCTCGACTGGCCCGGATTGATGCGGGCGGGGCTGCGCGGATTGCGCCTGAGCCCCGCCCGGTTCTGGGCGCTGACACCTGCGGAACTGGCCCTGATGCTGGGGCAGGGCGCAGGGACGGCACCCTTGGGGCGCACGGGGCTGGACCGGCTGATGCAGGCTTTCCCCGACAGGATGAAAGGATCACAGGATGACTGATTTTGATACGGCGGCCAGCCTGCAAGAGCAGGTCACGGCCCTCGATGCATCTTTCGGCGCAGCGGCCCAGGTCGCAGGCGCCTTCGATGGCGAATTGCAGCGGATGCGCCGCGCCCTGGCCGACACGGGACGCGACATGGCCACGCTGGAACGCGGCTTCTCGGGTGGCCTGCGCCGGGCCTTTGACGGCGTGGCCTTCGACGGGATGAAACTGTCCGATGCCCTCAAGACGGTGGCGACCTCCATGGTCAACACCACCTATCAATCCGCCCTCAAACCCGTCACCGACCATTTCGGCGGGCTTCTGTCCAAAGGCGTCGGCGCACTCGTGGGGGGTGTCTTGCCCTTCGCCAATGGCGGCAGCTTCGCCCAGGGCCGCGTCATGCCTTTCGCCGCAGGCGACATCGTCACCAGCCCCACCACCTTTCCGATGCGCGGCGGCACGGGCCTCATGGGCGAGGCGGGGCCAGAGGCGATCATGCCCTTGGCGCGCGGCCCCGATGGCAAGCTGGGCGTGCGCGGCGGCGGCGGCGGCGCTGTGAATGTGGTCATCAACATCCAGACCCCCGACGTGGCGGGGTTTGAGCGCTCGCAATCCCAGATCGCGGCGCAGATGGGCCGCCTGCTGGGTCAGGGCCAGCGCAACCGCTGAACAACAAGGGATCACGGATATGAGCTTTCACGAAGTGCGGTTTCCCGCGAACCTGAGTTTCGGATCGCTGGGCGGGCCGGAGCGGCGCACGGATATCGTCACCCTCGCCAACGGCTATGAGGAGCGCAACACCCCATGGGCCCATTCGCGCCGCCGCTATGACGCGGGCGTCGGCCTGCGCAGCCTCGACGATGTGGAACGCCTGATCGCGTTTTTCGAGGCCCGCCGCGCCCAGATGTTCGGCTTTCGCTGGAAGGACTGGGCCGATTTCCGGTCCTGCCTGCCCTCCGCTGCGGTCGGCCCGGACGATCAGGTCATCGCCCGCGCCGACGGGGCGACCCGCGTCTTCCAGTTGATCAAGACCTATCGCTCGGGCGATCAAAGCTATGCCCGCCCCATCGCCAAGCCGGTCCTCGGCACGGTCACATTGGGCATCGAAGGCACACGGCTTTATGAAGGCGTGGATTTCGAGGTCGATCTGACCAGCGGCCGCGTGACCATGACCGAAGTGCCCACCGCAGGGCTGGAGGTGACGGCCGGTTTCGAATTCGACGTCCCCGTGCGCTTCGATACCGACCGCATCAGCACCAGCGTCGCCAGCTTCAAGGCAGGCGAGGTGCCGCGCGTCCCGGTGCTGGAGATCCGCCTGTGATCCCCGCGTTCCACACCCATCTGGCAAGCGGGCTGACCACGCTCTGCCACGCCTGGGCGGTCACGCGGCGCGACGGGGCCGTGTTCGGCTTTACCGATCATGACCTTGATCTGACCTTCGACGGGATCACCTTCCGTGCCGACAGTGGCCTCGCCGCGCGCGCGCTGCAACAGGCCACCGGCCTCTCGGTCGACAACACCGAGGCGCTTGGCCTGCTCAGCGATACCGCCATCTCCGACGCGGATATCGAGGCGGGCCGTTTCGACGATGCCGAGGTGCGCTGCTGGCGCGTCAACTGGGCCGACCCCGCGCAGCGCCTGCTCCAGTTTCGCGGCCATATCGGCGAGATGCGCCGCACGGGCGCCGCCTTCACCGCCGAATTGCGCGGCTTGACCGAGGCGTTGAACCGCCCCCTGGGCCGCATCTATCAAAAGCCCTGCACCGCCGTTCTGGGCGATGCCGCCTGCCGGGTCGATCTGACCGGGCCGGACCACCGGCTGACCCTCGCCGTTTTGACCATCACCGATGGCCGCGTGCTGCGCCTGTCAGGCACAGATACACAAGGAACAGGCTCACAAGGCACAGGCTGGTTCCGGCGCGGGCGTCTGGCTGTCCAGGACGGCGCGGCCAGCGGCCTCTCCGGCACCATCAAGCGCGACACCCTGCAAGGCGCTCTGCGCGAGGTCGAACTCTGGGAGCCGCTGCGCGCCGCCCTGATCCCCGGCGACACCGTCATGCTGACAGCGGGCTGCGACAAACGCTTCGACACCTGCCGCGTCAAATTCGGCAATCTTGTCAATTTCCAGGGCTTTCCCGACCTGCCCGGCGATGGCTGGATGCTGCGCGATCCCGCCGCCTCCGGCACCCTGTCGGGCGGCAGCCGCCGATGATCGCTGCGACAGACAACCGGATCGTCACGGCGGCGCGGGGCTGGATCGGCACACCCTACCGGCATCAGGCCTCGCTGCAAGGGGTGGGATGCGACTGTCTGGGCCTGATCCGTGGTCTCTGGCGCGAACTCGTCGGCCCCGAGCCGGAAGCCGCGCCACCCTACACCCCCGACTGGTCGGAACCACAGGGGCAGGAATGGCTCTGGCAGGCGCTGACCCGGCATTTTCACACCCCCGCAACGGCCCCGCAACCCGGCGACGTGCTCCTGTTCCGCATGCGCGCAGGGACGGTCGCCAAACATCTGGGCATCCTGACGGCCACCCCGGCAGGCCCCGGCCTCATCCACGCCTATTCCGGTCACGGGGTGGTCGAAAGCGCGCTGGGGCCAGCCTGGCAGCGGCGCATCGCGGCACGGTTCGCATTTCCTGAAAGGGTCCGGTAATGGCAACGATACTTCTGTCCGCCGCAGGTGCCGCCATCGGCGGCTCGATCGGGGGCACCGCACTGGGCCTGTCGATGGTGGCCGTGGGGCGGCTTGTGGGCGCCACCGTGGGCCGCGCCATCGACCAGCGCCTTCTGGGCCAGGGCGCGCAAGCCGTCGAGACAGGCCGCGTGGACCGCTTCCGCCTCACCGGATCGGGCGAGGGCGAGGCGATCGCTCAGGTCTATGGCCGCATGCGGATCGGCGGCCATGTGATCTGGGCCTCGGACTTCAACGAGAATGTCACCGTCACCCGCACCGGCGGCGGCAAGGGCCAGCCCCGCGTGACGCAGACCAGCTACAGCTATTCCATCAGCCTTGCCATTGCGCTCTGCGAAGGCGTGATCGCGGGCGTCCCGCGCATCTGGGCCGACGGTACCGAAGTGTCCGTGCGCGATCTGAACATGCGCGTCTATCGCGGCGACGCCGACCAACGCCCCGATCCAAGGATCGAAGCGGTCGAGGGCGCGGGACAGGTGCCCGCCTATCGCGGCACCGCCTATGTGGTCTTCGAGGATCTGCCCCTCGCGCGCTTCGGCAACCGCGTCCCCCAGTTCGAATTCGAGGTGCTGCGCCCCGACCAACGCGGCGCAGGCCACACGGACCCCGATCCCGCCCATCTGGTGCGCGGCGTGGCGATGATGCCCGGCAGCGGCGAATATGCGCTGGCCGATACGCCCGTCAGCTATCTCTACGGTCCGGGGCAGGGGCGCCGCGCGAATATCAACTCCCCCTCCGGTCAGCCCGACATCGTCACCTCCATCGACCGCCTCCGGATCGAGGCACCGGACTGCCGCGCCACATCGCTGATCGTCAGTTGGTTCGGCGACGATCTGCGCTGCGGCGACTGCACGATCCGGCCCAAGGTGGAACAGGCGCAGGTGGACGGCGCTGAAATGCCCTGGCGCGTCAGCGACCTGACCCGCACGCAGGCCCAGATCATCGCCCGGTTGGAGAGCCGCCCCGTCTATGGCGGCACGCCCACCGACGCTGCGGTCATCGGCGCGATCCGCAGACTGGCCGCCGAAGGGCAGGCGGTGATGGTCTACCCCTTCATCCTGATGGATCAACTGGCAGGCAACAACCGCCCCGATCCATGGTCCGATGCCACCAGCCAGCCCATCCTGCCCTGGCGTGGCCGCATCACCGCCTCCCGCGCACCGGGCCGCGACGGCTCCCCCGATGGCACCCCGGCCATGGAGACCGAAGTGGCCGCCTTCTTCGGCACGGCGACAGCGGCGCATTTCACCATCACACCGGGTCAGGTCGGCTACAGCGGCCCGCAGGAATGGCGCTACAACCGTTTCATCCTGCATCATGCCGCCCTTTGCGCGGCGGCAGGTGGAGTGGACAGCTTCTGCATCGGCTCGGAAATGCGCGGCCTGACGCAACTCCGTGGCCCCGCCAACAGCTTTCCCGCCGTGGCGGCGCTGCGCGCGCTGGCCGCGCAGGTCCGCGCCATCCTTGGCCCCAACGTCAAGATCGGCTACGCCGCCGACTGGTCCGAATATTTCGGCTACCAGCCCGCCGACGGCAGCAATGACCGCTTCTTCCACCTCGACCCGCTCTGGTCCGACGCCAATATCAACTTCGTAGGCATCGACAACTACATGCCGCTCTCCGACTGGCGCGACGGGCGCGACCATATCGACGCCCCCGCGCGCAGCATCTACAACCCGGCCTATCTGCGCGCCAATATCGAAGGCGGCGAAGGCCTCGACTGGTTCTACCACTCGCCCGAGGCCCGCGCCGCCCAGATCCGCACCCCCATCACCGATGACACCCATCAGGAACCGTGGATCTGGCGCTACAAGGACATCCGCAGCTGGTGGTCCAATGCCCATCACGAGCGTGTGGACGGCCAGCGCAGCCCCACACCCACCGCATGGGTGCCGCAGTCCAAACCGATCTGGTTCACCGAACTGGGCTGTCCGGCGGTGGACAAGGGGACCAACCAGCCCAACGTGTTCCTCGACCCGAAATCCTCGGAATCATTCGTGCCCCACTTCTCCAACGGCCAGCAGGACGAGGTGATCCAGATGCAATACCTGCGCGCCATGCTGGGCCATTGGCGCGCGCCGGAAAACAACCCGGTCTCGCCGCTCTACGGCGCACCGATGCTGGACATGTCGCGCGCCTTCGTCTGGGCCTGGGATGCGCGGCCCTATCCGTTCTTCCCGGCCAACGCGACGCTCTGGGCGGATGCCGCGAATTACGCGCGCGGCCATTGGGTGACGGGGCGGCTCTCCTCCCGCTCGCTTGCCTCGGTCGTGGATGAAATCTGCGCCCGCGCCGGCGTCACGGATCAGGACACCAGCCAGTTACACGGGATCGTGCGCGGCTATGTGCTCACGCAAGTGTCCGACGCCCGTGCCGCCCTGCAACCCTTGATGCTGGCCTATGGCTTCGACGCGGTCGAACGGGACGGGCGTCTGCACTTCATCATGCGCCGCGACGGCGTGGCGCAGACCATTGCGCCCGACACCCTTGCCGATCTGCCCGACAGCCCGCCCCATCCGCAGCACAGCCGCGCGGCCGAGGCCGAGATGACAGGCCGCATTCGCCTGCGTTTCCTGCGCGCCGATCCCGACTATACCCCCGTCGCCGAAGAGGCGATCCTGCCGGACGAGGCGACCCATGCCGTCGCCGCCTCGGAAATCCCGCTGCTGCTGACCCGCGCCGAAGGCCGACAGATCGCCGAACGCTGGCTGGCCGAGGCGCGTCTGGCCCGCGACAGCCTGCGTCTGGCCCTGGCGCCGTCGCAACTGTATCTGGGGGCAGGGGATCTGCTGACGCTCGATGGGGACACGACAGGCGCGCAATACCGCATCGACCGGGTCGAGATCGGCAGCGGTCAACTGATCGAGGCGGTGCGCGTCGATCCCTCCATCCACCAGCCCGCCGCGATGGAGGACGAGACCGCGCCCGTTCCCGCCTTCATCGCGCCGATGCCGGTGCTGGCCCTGTTTCTGGACCTGCCCCTGATGACCGGCGACGAGGTGCCCCACGCCCCGCATCTGGCCGTCACCGCCGATCCCTGGCCGGGGGCTGCGGCGCTCTATGCGGCACCCACGAGGGATGGGTTCACCCTCAACCGGGTGGTGCAGCGCCGCGCGATCATCGGCCTCACGCAATCCCCGCTGGCCGCCGGACAGCCGGGCCTGCTGGACCGCCGCGCCACGGTGACGGTGCGGCTGACCTCGGGCGCGCTCTCCTCCATCGACCTGCCCACGCTGCTGGCGGGCGGCAACCTTGCGGCCATTGGCGATGGCACGCCCGACCGCTGGGAACTGGTGCAATTCGCCACCGCCACGCTGGTGGCCCCGGATACCTATCAACTGGGCCTGCTCCTGCGCGGACAGCTTGGAACCGATGCCGTCATGCCCGGTGTCTGGGCCGAGGGCAGCTATTTCGTCCTGCTCGACGGCACGCCCGAACAGATCGACCTGCCCACCAGCGCCCGTGGCCTGACACGGCACTACCGCGTGGGCCCTGCCGCGCGCAGCTTCGACGATCCGTCCTTCACCGCGCTGGAACAGGCCTTCGACGGCACGGGTCTGAAACCCCTCGCGCCCGTGCATCTGCGCGCCACACCCCGCCCGGACGGATCGCTGGACGTGACATGGACCCGCCGGGGCCGGATCGACGCCGACAGCTGGAACGGCACCGACATCCCCCTGGCCGAGGAGGCCGAGGTCTATCTGCTCCGCATCCTGCAAGGCACCCAGTTGCGCCGCGAGGAAACCGTCCAGACCCCGCACTGGACCTACACCACCGCCGCGCAACAGGCCGATGGCGTGGTCGGCGCTTACCGGATCGAAGTGGCGCAGATCTCAGCCCGCGTCGGTCCCGGCTTCCGCGCTGCCCTGACCGTCACCACCTGATGCGCCCCGTCATGCACGGCGACCTGACAGCGCTCGCGCGGCACCTCATGGCCCTGCCCGCCGCGCAACGCCCCGCCGGTTGCGCGCGAC